GTATTACGATGAGCGTGGTCTTGATCGATATTATGGTCTTCTTGAACTCGGTGAACTCGGAGGTCTCTGGAAAAATGTTGCAGGTCGTTATGAGATAGATGGCAAAAAAGTTTATGCCAAAGCAATCTACAAAGACCCAGAACAATACTTCACTCCAGAAGTAATGGAGAAGTTGGATGAGATTGCTCGCGAGGAGTTTAGTTATGGATCGTAATACTCGACATAGCGTAGATAAAAGTAAAGAATTCATCAATTCTGGAATGACATTAATTACTGACCTTGAGAGTGAAAAACACCTTGAAAGACATAAAAATACTAAAGACAAAAATAAACGTCAACAAAGTAGTTGAACAACTTAAAAAATATCCACAGGACTGGGACCATCAGAAAAATCTGAAGGATTCTCAGTCCTTAGTTGATAGAGGATTTGCAGACTTGCCAATCAGCGCACTTCAACTTATAATGGGTGGAGTCAAAAACAAAGAAGACTTTGTTGGAGACTCGGAGATAAACATTAAAACTCCTGCTTATGCACATCACAGTGAGATCCGAAAGATTATACGCAAGCAATTTAAGAATGCAGACATTCACAGATGCGGCTTTCTTTCACTCCCTATTGATGAAGCAGTTGGAGCACATATCGATGAAGGTACATACTATCTGAGCAGAGACAGATATCACCTTTCTATACTTGGAAGGTATCAATATTTCTGTGGCAAAGAAACTGTCATTGTTGAACCAGGAACTCTTCTATGGTTCAATAACAAACTACCTCATGGAACCGTTAATATCGGTGACGAGACAAGAATAACCTTTGTATTTGATATACCCCATGGACAAAGTTGAAATCCTGATTTTAAGAAATCTTCTTTACAATGAGGAATATCTTCGTAAGGTAATTCCGTTTATTAAATCTGATTACTATGAAGATCCTAATCAAAAAATTGTTTTTGAGGAGATTGAAAAATTTGTTCAGGAGTATAATAAACCTGCAACAAAAGAAGTTCTATGTATTGAGGTAGAGAAGCGACAAGATATTAATGATACAACCTTTACAGAAATTACAAAGCTCATCAGTTATCTTGACGACTCTCCAACAGACCATGATTGGTTAGTAGATACCACTGAGAAGTGGTGTCGTGATCGTGCCATTTATTTGGCATTGATGGAATCCATCGCACTTGCTGATGGAAAAGATAAAGACAAAGACCGTGATGCAATTCCTAGTATTCTGTCAGATGCTCTGGCAGTTTCTTTTGATGCTCACGTAGGACACGATTACTTACTTGATTATGAGGCAAGATATGAATCATACCATCGCAAGGAAGACCTCATCCCATTCGATCTTGAATACTTTAACAAGATTACGAAAGGCGGTCTCCCGAATAAGACACTTAACATTGCTCTGGCTGGCACTGGTGTCGGTAAATCTTTGTTCATGTGCCATGTCGCATCTTCCGCGCTCCTCAGCGGAAAAAACGTCTTATACATCACGGCTGAGATGGCTGAAGAAAAAATTGCGGAGAGAATTGATGCTAATCTCCTCAATGTCCCTATTCAGGAACTAACAGATCTGCCTAAGGTGATGTTTGAGGATAAGGTAACAAAACTCGCAAATAGAACTCAAGGGTCCCTAATTATTAAAGAGTATCCCACTGCTACTGCACATGCTGGCCACTTTAGGTCACTTCTTAATGAACTTGCACTTAAGAAGTCATTTAGACCTGATATTATTTTCATTGATTACCTTAATATATGTGCTTCCGAAAGATATCGCGCAGGTAGCAGTGTCAATTCATATACTGTTGTCAAAGCAATTGCTGAAGAGCTTAGAGGACTTGCTTGCGAGGCAAACGTCCCTATCGTATCTGCCACTCAGACCACTCGTTCTGGTTATGGCAGCTCTGATGTGGAGCTTACTGATACAAGTGAGTCCTTTGGGTTGCCTGCTACTGCTGATCTTATGTTTGCCCTTATTTCTACAGATGACCTCGAAGGGCTTGGACAAATTATGGTGAAGCAATTGAAGAATCGTTATAATGATCCAACCATCTTCAAGCGATTTGTAGTTGGCATCGACCGTGCCAAGATGCGTCTGTATGATTGTGAGCAGTCGGCACAGGATGACATTCTTGACAGTGGACAGGATGAGGAGTATACTAATGAGGAACCAAAACCAAAGAAATCGTTTGAGGGGTTTAAATTTTAATGACTGTTGACACCGAAAAGTATCTTGAATTTGTAAAAGGAGTGACCAGTGATCCTAGTCTCGACTGGCCTGTTTTAGCAGCACGTCTTAGTGAACTTGAGGTTAGTCAGGATTGTAATGTCCCACAACTTATGACTGCTGCTCTTGGTCTCACCGCTGAGTCTGGTGAGTTTACTGAGGTTGTGAAAAAGATTTTCCTTCAGGGTAAACCCTATACCGAAGAGAATGTCTTTCACATGAAACGTGAACTGGGAGATATTTGTTGGTATCTTGCTCAGGCATGTATGGCACTGGACACTACATTTGATGAAGTCATTGAAATGAATGTGGAAAAACTTAAAGCACGTTATCCCGGTGGGGAGTTTGATGTGCATAAATCTGAAAATCGTAAGGAGGGAGACCTGTGAGTTGTGACGTTACCATCGATCTTAAAGTAGATCTTCATGATGCAGCATTAATTAGACAGTACTTGTTCCAACATACTAAACAAGATAGTTACGAATTTCCTGGCCAGCAAACAGTAATTATCCGTGAGTTTATCAAACAAATAGACGAACAGATTGAGGCAAATCTGCCTGATGATCACGATCATTAATTACATAGCAGCATTTTGGACTGTTGTAGTAATGAACTGCATTCAACCCGTTAACTGGAAATATTGTTATCGGGTTGATCAGTGGTTAGTGCCTGAAATTATACATGGTTGGAAACTAAGAAATGGAGAGATAGTTCCATACCAAAACGAGAAAGATATGTTGAAGAGAATAAATAATCAGAAAGTCTAAGTAAAATGGCAGAACTGTCAAAAGCAGATCTTGGTAAAAGAGGTAATGAAGAAACTATTGTAAAAAAGTTTTTTCATATGAATGGTTTAATGGATACTTTTTTACATAAGGATGGACAATTCAAACCTCATGCTCTCGTTATTGTAATGGATGATGAAGAACATCCTTTTGAGCATGATGAACAGGACAGATATGAAGAACTCCTTGCACGAGTAAGATCTGTTTTGGAGAGAAAAAGTAATAAAGATAAAATTTTATTTACTGGTAGATTTGTAAATACTAACCAAGTAAAAACAGTTCCAGTTACTGAAATGGTGAAGACAGAAGAGTTTGGCGGTCAGACTGGAGGAAAGAAAATAAATCTTGGAATTAAGTTTGAGAATGATTTTTATGAGAGTTTGAGATGTGAACTTGCTTGTGAGTGCAAACCTACTACCTATAAGAAAGAAGCACAAAATTTGATAGAACAGATTGGTAAGGAAGCTAAAGTTGGATACTCTGATGTAGAAGCAGTCGGTGGTAAAAATCAACCTAGACCTTTAGCGGGTGGCTCTGGTGGATTGTATGTAACTGCCGGTGGATCAAAATCAAAAAATATTGGTAGCACAGTTACAGATATTACAACTTTCTGGGGACCAAAAAAAGATGAAGTGTATCTATCTCTTAAATTTGGAAACACTTTGACATTCATTAATTCTGGTGTGGGAAGAATATTTACTGCCGATGATTACAAAAAACACTTTGATGGATATACTAATCCGATTGGAAAAGAGATATTCAGAATGTTTGGAATTGATCCAATTACGTATGCCAAAGTTTTTAATGACTATCCTCATAAAACAAAGATGCCAACAGTTGATGTGACAAGCAAGTGTGATAAAACAGCTATTCAAGACTTACTTCAATATGCTATTGGTTATGGATATTGGATGGTTCATGGTGGAACATCCGGTGGAGTGAAGATGTATGAAATGGATGAAGCATATATGAAAAAAGCATCTACAATAAATGGATCTGTTAAGTTGATGTATGGGGGTAGTCAAGGAAAGGGAAAACGACTTGACATTCATATGGAAAGTTCAGTATATAAGTTTATGTTTAATCTCAGAAATAAACAATCTGGACTTTATCCATCGCATATTATGTGTGACTACAAAAAGAAATGATAAATATAGTATAAGGAAAATCAATATCAATGAAAAGTTTCTTTCAGTTCCTGACAGAGGCGCAGTCGCAAGCATCAATGCAGGCGAAAAAACTGAACCTGAAGAGTGACGGCCATGGTGGTTGGTTGGATACCCGTGGCAAATTTGTTGCGACTACTGAAGATGGCAAACTAAAGTTTGTTGATAAGAAGAAAGCAAAAGCAGAAGATGAAACTACGGCAAAGGGAAAGGCAAAACCACAACCTGAAGCAAAAACTAAGAAAGCTGATTCTAAAGCGCCAGCGGCGCAGAGAGCAAAACCAGGCGAAGGGGATGCTCAAGGTTCTAAGGAACCCACAGAAACACTAACTGTTACTTTTGGTAGATTTAATCCTCCTACAGTTGGTCACGGCAAATTACTTTCTGCTGCTAAGAAAGCAGCACAGGGTGAAGACTTAAAAGTATATCCATCACGTTCTCAAGATCCTAAGAAAAATCCATTGGATCCTGATATGAAGATTTCATTCATGAAAAAAATGTTCCCTGACTATGCGGAGAACATTATAAATGATGATGAGATGAAATCAATCTTTAATGTCCTTGTGCTAGCAAATGAGCAAGGATATAATAATGTGAATATTGTTGTCGGATCTGATCGTCAGGCTGAGTTTGAGAATCTAGCAACTAAGTACAACGGTGAACTATATGACTTTGAAAATATTCGTGTTATTTCTGCTGGTGTAAGAGATGCAGATGCAGAGGGCGTAGAAGGTATGTCAGCATCCAAGATGAGAAAGGCTGTTGTTGATAGTGACTTTGATTCCTTCCGTCGTGGCACTCCAAAAGAATTGGATGATGGTGATACTCAGGCACTCTTTGATGCAGTTCGTCAAGGAATGGGTATTAAGAAGAAGAAAGAAGTTGTAGAAACGTGGGAGATCGCACCCAAGTGTGATCCCAGAGGACTTCGTGATCAATATGTCAGCGAAAATATTTTTAGGATTGGTGATATTGTAGAGAACTTAAATACTGGATTGGTTGGAGAGATTATCCGTAGAGGAACCAATCATCTTATTTGTGTAACCAAAGAAAACTATATGTTCAAATCTTGGATTCGTGATGTAATGGAGGCAGTTGTAAATTATCCAGGTCCATCGGGTGTTCCTGGACCTCAAAGGGAAGTGGGAACAGATTCCCATCGCGAGTATACAATGAGAATGACTGGAACACTTGGTATCAAGAATTTAATAAATAAATATAAGAAAAAAAAGTAGTAGAATTACCATGTCTCAAATTCATTTGAATGAGCTCTCGAAAGTTTATAGAGAGTCCATTGCTGAGAAGAAGGATGATTCATATCTTGAGACTGATATGAAAAAGCGTCAGGCAAATAATGAGAAAGCACGTAAAGAACTTGCCAAGGGTCCTCAAATGAAGAACCCTCACTTTGAGTCTCTTGACCCTGTGGGACAAGAAGATGATGATGTGAATAATGATAAGAAGGTTGATAAGACTGATAAGTATCTGATGAATCGTCGTAAGGCCATCGGTAAAGCGATGTCTAAAAAGAAAGGAATGAAAGAGAGTTTATCTAATTGGAGAACTGATCTCTCTGAGGTCATGGGTGATGATATGGATGAAAAACCCATTAAAGAAAAGAAAGTAAAAAATAATATCAAAATCAATCCTAAGTTGGGTGAGGCAATTGAAGAGATAGATGGAACTCTTCTTGAAGAAATTCAGATTGATGAACTTGATGATGTTGTTGAAGAAGTATATGACGAATTAATTGAAGAAGGATATTCAGAAGATGATGTAGAGTCAGCAATTGAGCAGGCTCTTATTGAAGCAACTGTAACTATGGGACATGACACCGAAGCACCTAAGCGTGAGAGAACCAGAGATAAACTGAAGCAGAAAGCAAAAGGTTTCCTTGGTAAAGTTGCTGTCAAGGGATATAACAAAGCAAGAAACCTCAAGATGAAGGCAACTCCTGCTGTCCAGAGAGCAAAAGTTTCTGCTAAGCGTGGTATTAAAAAGGCCGCACAGAAAGTTGTTGATCGTATGAGCGAAGAGACTGTTGATGAGGCAGTCTATGGTGGAACTCCTGCTAAGAAGGAAGCACCAAAAGACACCCGTATGGTTGTCACCGCTGCTGATAAGAAGGCAAATACTCCTGCTTATCAGAGAATGAAGGCAGGTGATAAGCGTTATAAGGCTGCTGACCACATGAACGAAGGTATTCGCGACACTGACCCCGAAAAAGGAACTGCTGAGCGTAAGGCACGTCTTGAGAAAAAGCGTGGTATGAAGATGGATGACCATCCTCAGTATAAAAAAGAAGAAGTTGAGAATGTAGAAGAACTCTACAAGGGCAAGCATGGTCAAACTGAGAAACAGTATCAGGATTCTCGTTCTGATGCAGGCAAGATGGTCTCAGGTGATTCTAAAATGAGTGGTGCTAAGTATACTCACGGTAGAAGAGTTGATGATGGTGGTGCTGGCCCCCAACCTGCTGGTGGTTCTAAAAAACCAAAAGCACAGGGTAGAATGGATAGTGGGTCTAGAGCAGACCTTCAATATCGTAAGGCAAATCTTAAGAAGAAAGCAGCAGAAATGAAAGAGGATGCATCAATGTCTCCTCAAGAGACTGCACTTCAAAAGAAAAAGTTAATGGTTGACTTGGCCATCGCTAAAAGAAGGAAGCAAGACCTTGCAAAAAAGACTGATACCCCCACTAAAACAATGGGGGAAGGCAAAGGTGATCCTTGCTGGGACAGTCACAAACAAGTTGGTATGAAGAAGAAAGGAAACCGTATGGTTCCTAATTGTGTTCCTAAAGAGGAATTTGTTTCTGAGGAAGATTCTGATAGGATGAAGGATCGCCGCATGGAGCGTGGTGGAGTTGGTGGTAACACCGATTACAGCAGACCACCTGGTAAACCAAATCTTGCAGGCAAGAAGAAACCAAAGAGTGGTGGTCCCTCTGCACTTGATTTTGTAAAAGCACAAATCCGTGCCAAGCACGGTCAAGGTGCTATCATTGATACCAAGAAGAAGTAATGCCTGCGGTATCTAAAAAGCAGCAACGATTCTTCGGAATAGTTCGTGCCATTCAAAAAGGTGAGATGGCACCTACTACTCCTGAGACTGCGAAGGCAGCTGCTGACATGAAAAAGAGTGATGTGAAAGACTTTGCATCAACCAAGCACAAGAAACTCCCTGAGA